GCGATTTGGTCGGCCTGCTTCATCCCGTCGCGGCGCACCTGTGCCGGGTCGGTGTCAAACACCAGATCCAGCTGGTTGTTGGCCTTGACCTCCTCGGCCCTTGCGCGCGTCAGCTCGTGCAGGTCGCTGCCCAGCTCAGCCACAACCTGCGCCTGCGTCATAAAGCCGCAGCGCACTGCATCCTTGTAGCTGGCCACCTCCTTCTCGGGATCCACCCAGCCCCACCCGCGCGGGAACCACCGCACCGCCTGGTAGCGGCTGCGCAGCTGGTCGTAGTTCGGCAGCGCCACGGCGCCTACTGCAGGTGAAGCAGCAGCATCCAGCCAGCGCTCAAACACCACCCGGTGGAGGTGGGTGATCATGTAGTTCTGGATCAGCCGCCAGTTCTCGCGATCCTCCAGCAGGCTCAGGCGCGAGCTGCTGTAGTTGGACTGGCTGAAGTCCCGGCTGACGGTTTCGTAGCTGACGCCGATCGATGCGGCCACGCTGCGCAGCACCGCACGCATGAAGGTCTCGAAGTTGGTGTTTGGGCTGCCCAGTTGCGGCACCTCCACCGTTTCACCGGGGTTCAGGTATTTGAAGACCCCCGGCTCAAAGTTGCTGACGCGCTCGCCCTCCACCACGTCATCACCCGTCACCTCACCCTCGGTGTTGGTGATGAAGCCCATCAGGCTGGCAGTCGCCCTGGCTCTGATCACCTCAGCATCCTGGTAGCCGCCCAGGTGGTGCAGTGCCTTTACGGCCGCGGCGAACCACGTCACGCCACGGGTCTGGCCGGGGCGCTCCGTGATCTTCAGGTGGATGATCTGATCGGCTGGTATCTCAATGATCTTCCAGCCGACCCCGTTGGTCAGGTCGCCAGGATGCCGGGAGCGGAAGGCGTAAAAGATGGGGCGCCCCCACTTGTTCACGCGCACGCCCATGCGCCACTCATTGCCATCGGCGTCGGGGCCAGAGGTCTTGCCTTCGTCCAGCAGGTCGGCTTCGATCACCTCCAGGGCCAGCGGTGTCAGGCCGCCACCGAACGCTTCGGGCACCAATCGGATGAACACCTCGCCCGATTCGGCCATAGCGGTCACGGCCAGCCGTTCGATTTCATTGAACGCCAGTTGGCCCGCAACGTGGCAGGTGCCGGGGCGGCACCACTCAAGCCAACCCGCTTCGATCGCGTCGTTGACGTTCTGATCCTGCCGCCCGCCGCGCTGCCTCATGACCTGCGCCTGCATGCGCACGCCGGAGCCGATCACGTTGGCAGCGATCGCGCGCAATGCCTGGCGGGCGTAGGGGTTATCCCGGCACAACTGCCGGGCCCGGTTGCGCAGCCGAACCAGGCTGCCGTCAATCTCGGCATCAGCGCTGGTGCTGCTCGTCACCCAGTCGGACGTGAGCCGGCTGATGGTGGCGCCCTCGTACATCCGGCGCCGTGGCTGCGTCGCCGCGGCTTTGCTCTTGCGTCGCTTTGCCATCAGGTGAACCTCACAAACAGGGAGCGCGGATCGCCCAACCCCTTGGCGATGGAATCGGCCGCCTGCTCCCTGGCGACAATCGCCTTAAGCTGCGATTCACGCTGCATCAACTGGCCCAGATCGGCAGCCGTGAAGCTGCGCGAACCGATCGTGTATTGCTTGGCGCCCTTGCTGATGATCGCCCGAATCGCAGCTTGCACCGCCTCCAGGTCAATCTGAGCCTGACTCCGCCCATCAAACGCCGTGGCGGTGCCGGTGTAGCCAAGGGCTGGCAACACCTCCAGGCTGCCGGTGCGTAGCGTCACCGCCTGCGTGCCGGAGGTGGCCACCAGCTGGTAGAACCACTGGCCCGCATCAAAGCCGGTGGATGTTGCGGCAGTGATTGCAAAATCCCAGCCGCCATCAACGCGCGCGGCGCCTTCGATCGTGGCGGCCTCGGCGGCCTTGTTGAACCGCAAGTAAAGCGTTGCAGTCCAGGTGGCTGCCGTGATCGGATTGCCCAGGCTGTCGCAGCCGGGCAATTCAATCCAGCCGTAGCTATCGCCTGCCCTGATTGTCGCTGGTAGGCCCATAGCGCTGCACCTCTGCCCTCAGACTATGCAGTCGCTACCAAGCGCTTACGAAGTTGCTACGCGGCGCCGCGGGGGCCTTATTCCGGGCTGGCGGGGCCTTGCCTTTCGTTATCTGCGCCTCCAGTTGATCCCACATCGTGGCGCGGTTGTATTTGCGGATGATGAGCTGCAGCGCTGCATAGGCCATTCTGGTGCAGTCGCCTCCTTCGTCCCTGCTGCCAGGTGGCAACACCCAGTGATAGGTCGTCTGCCCCTTGTCGCGCTTCGGCATCCGTTTCCACGGGAACAGTTCATCCAGGAACTGATCCGTTGATGCCTCGCCCAGGTGCAGGTATCCGGGGCCTGGGATCTCATTGCGCAACCTGCCCTGCAGGTGGTGAATGCTGGCGTCGTAGCCGACGTGATACAGCAGCACTCCGCGCTTGATTTCCGTTTGATTCTTTCGGTTCACGTCAACCGCAACGCCGCGACCCAGCAGCGGCTTTCCTTTCTGTGGCGCGCCCTTCATCGGCACCCACTTCCCGATCCGCCCGCGGCACCAGTTGCGCACCTCCTGTGTTGCGATGCCGCCGTCGTCGATGCCACCCATCATGAGCCGCAGTTGGGCGCCATCCTCGCGGCGGAACACGGTCCCGGCGATCTGATCCAGCTGCTCCAGCGTCTCGGGTTGCTGTGGGTCGCCATCAATCTCCCAGTGCCCTAGGTGCCAGCCTTCTTCGCCGCGGCCCCAGCCCCATACGGTCAGCACCAGCCGCTCACCCACCGTGCCGCCACCGCCCTGCACGTCAACGCCAGCGGTAAGCACGATCACGCCATTCGGCACGGTGCCGCCGGGGTAGCCATTGCCAGCCGCTACGTCCTTTCGTCGCTTGGCCAGGCCATCACCGGTCAGCTTGCCCGCCAGCGTGTCTTCCCATGGCACCCCGAGCACGGTGTTGTGGAACGTCTGCATCGCGTCAGGATCACCGCGGCGCATCGCTTCCAGCGCCTCCTGATACTCCCGGACCAGCACCGTCCAGTCCGCTGCCGGTGAATAGCTGTAGGCCGCCCAGATATGGAAGCTCACCAGACCCGGCATCTGTGACTCAGCCGTAGGCCGCCACTCGCCACGCTCCACCATCCAGCGCTTCTTGCTATGGGGGATCAGCTCGCCGCAGTTCTCGCATTCGTACTGCCCCGCGTGCTCGCCCTCCTTTCGCATCTGCTCCCACCGCAACACCTGCATGGCCTCGCAATGCGGGCACGGCACGTAGTAGCGGCGCTGATCACCACGCAGGAACCACTCCTCGGTCTTGCCATCCTTGAAGATTGGCGTGCCGCCTAGCGCAATCTTTCGGTCCCAGTAGTAATCCGCCCGGTTGCGCCCCAGCTTGATCGGGTCCCCTTCATCCAATCGCGGATAGGCGTCCACCTCATCAAACAGCACCACCCGCCTCGACTTCCTGCGGAACGATCGGCCACTGGCAGCGTTCACAATGTCGATCAGCCCGCCATTGCTGAGCTGCTTCAGCAGGATCGTATTGCTCGCCGTGTTGCGCGCCTTGCTTTCTGTGATCAGACCACGCAGGCAAGGGGTGTCCTCAAACAGCGGCTTAATTTCTTCTTTGCTGTAGCCTTCCGCGTCTTCCTTGACCGGTTGCACGATCATCACCGGGCACGGGTCCTGGTGGCTGAACTGCTGCACCACCACGCCCAGCATTTTCGTCCACCCGACGCGCGCCGACTTCATGATCGCCACCGTCTCCACCGATGGATCAGTGAACGCATCCAAGATTGACCGCTGGTATGGCAGCGTGCTCCATCTGCCTTTCTCGGCTGCGTTGCCGGTCATCACCGCAAACTGGTCTGCATAGTCGCTCAGCTTCAACCGCGGCGGCGGCTTGAATCCCGCCAGGATCTGCCGGGTCAGCTGCTGCACGTCAGCAGTGATCATGCTCTCACCTCTCCAGCCGCCAGTTCATCCAAGGCATCACGGATTAATGCCGTCAGCAGCTCCACCTCCTCGATTTCCAGATGCGGGATGCGCTGCTTTGCAGTGCTCGGCACGCCTAGCAGCCTTGATCGGGTGATGTTCACCGCTGCTGCCCATGCGGTCTCTACATCCTCCCGGCGCAGCAGCAGCCCTTCCTTCGTTTTGCGCTCCAGCTCCAGCAGGTTGGCCTTCTCGTATTCCGATCGGGCACGGCTTTCGTTGTACTCCGGCAACTGATCGCTCGGCCGGCGCGAAGGCACCCGGTCCGGGGGCTGGTCGAGTATGGAGGGGGCTGGCTTGGCCGGCTTTGCCTGATCGGCCGGAGGCGCAGGCGGCAGCACAGACTCAAACTCGCCCACCAGGCGGATTGGATCTAGGCGGATTGGCTTGAGGCTTACGCAGCTTCGCGGCAGCCGGCCGGCGCGACACAGCTCCTCCAGCCTCTGGCGGGAACAGCCACGGCCTGTCCTCTCCCTGATCAGCTCAGCAGCCTTGGTGCTGTTGAGAAGCTCCGTCACCACTGCCATGTGAGCAGGCTACGCAATGGGTTGCAGCCTAATCTGCAAGGCCCTTGCAACCGGTTATCACCAGATAAATCGGGACTTCGTGGACC